GAAAGAAAACATGGGGAGACTACGCGAGAGATTTAGCCAAATTTGAGGCAAAGCAAATCGCGGAAGAGATTAGAAAAACTACGCAAGAGCAGACATCCAACGCTGAAAGACAATCTTACGTTCAGGAAAGAGTTGAGCACGCCGCAGACAATAGTGTCGCTGCTGCAAAGGCCTTCACTGACTTTAAGCAAGTCGAAAACGACAATATGGATGTTATTCGAAGCCTGCCCGAGTCAATCAAAGAAGTTTTGAGAGAAACAGACAATCCCGCGTATGCGTTCTATCAGCTTGCAAAGGATGGTCAACTCGCAGACCTCGCAGATGTCAGCCCATCTAAGGCGGCACTCATGATTGCGCGTGCAGAGGACAAGGCTCTCGCATCAAAAAAACCAGTAACAAAAGCTCCAACACCGCTGGCCTCCGCAAAGGGTTCAGCGTCTGGGAGCAAACCGCTCGAACAACGCTCCCCAGATGAACTGCGGAAGTGGCTGCGAGAGTAATCAATCAAAAGGAAAAATAAACCATGGCTAACGTAATTAATAATGTCTCAGACGTAGGTAAGGTAATCGCCAAAACTGCGGCTACCATCCTTTCCGACAATGCGCCTTTCTACCAATCTTGTGACCAAGAGCCTGTTGAAAGCTTCGGCACGGTTAATGGTTGGAATGTTGGTCAAACGATCACGGTCAGCAAGCCTGCCCGTTTTGCTGTACAGACTAGCGCTGATATCACTAGCACACTGCAAGATGTCGTTGAAGAAAAGGTCAATATGACCTTGAACCAACGCTTCAACGTTCCGGTTCAATTGACCTCTCTCGAAGTCCAGAACGAATTGGCTCTGAAGGACTGGTCAAAGCGTATCCTGAAGCCTGCAATGGCATCATTGGGTAACTACATTGACAACCAGTACATGATTCTTGCAAAGAATGCCGTTGCAAACTGCATCGGCACGGCTGGCTCCACCGTGTTCGATACATCGACCATGGGTTCCGTCCGTGAGCGTCTGAAAAAGGGTCTGCCTCCTGCTGACGACCAGTTTACGGCAATCCTTGACAGCACGGCTATGAACTCCGCTGTCAATGCCCGTAAAGGCCTGTTCCAAAGCTCGGCTGATATCGCCAAGCAATACCGCACTGGCTACATGGGTACGTCTGATGGCTTCAACTATGTTGAGAGCAATCTGACGCCAGTGCATACGCGCGGTACTGCTACGGGAACCATCACGGTAACGACTACTTCAACTGAAGCTGATACGACCATCGCCCTAACAGGCACTGGCTCGCAAACGCTGAAGAAGGGTGACGTATTCACCGTTGCTAACGTCTATGCGGTTCACCCACAAACAAAGGCAACCCTTAACTACCTTATGCCTTTTGTTGTAACGGCTGATAATACGGCATCCAGCGGAACTTATACCGCAGTTGCAGTATCGACAGCTAACGGTGCAGCTATCTATGCAGCAAGTGGCGGTTTACAAAACATCAATAGACTTCCTACGTCTTCTGACGTTGTGACGCTGATTGGTGCTCTATCTACCGGCTACAACCAGAACCTTGCTTATCACAAGAAAGCCTTCCGCGTTTGCAGCGTTCCGCTGATGATGCCGAAGGGCGCTCACTTGGTTGAGCAAGCAACCGTTGATGGCATGACGGTTCGGGTTTGGATGGATTCTATCATCCTAACTGACAAGATGATCATGCGTATTGACTTCCTCGGTGCGTTCCTTGCGGTTCGTCCTGAGTGGGCTGCACGTATAACGGCGTAATGAATTGGGGAGAGGCTTAAAACGCTTCTCCCCTTTCTTTTTTGAAAGGATTCAAACTATGGCTAAGAATATTTTAAAGAGTGGCAATGTCGGAGCGTTTGCTGAAGATATGCGCCTTATTGCTAACCACAATTTCTCCGATGTTTCTTTGTGTGATACGCAACTTGACAGGACTTCTAGCACCGTTCTTACCAATATTAGCGGACTAACTACAGATACGCTTGGAGCGGGTCAAACCTATAAATTCAGTATGACTATTCCAACTGTATGTACCGCTAATAATGGTTCATCCATTGCATTTAAGCTGAATAATGGCCTTACGTTAAGCTCTATTGAATATGAGGCAAAGGCTTTTACAGCTTCAGCAGTCGCCGTTACGCGAGGCACGACAACTACTGACCAAACACTTATCTGCGATAACGCTTCTGCGGTTGTTATCCTGATAGAAATCAAGGGCGTTATTGTGGTCAACGTTGCCGGAACGCTGCAGCTTCAAGCCGCGCAGCATACTTCTCATGCAGACACATTCAGTGTTTATAAAAATGCCCAGATGCAGTTTGAACACATCACAACCGGCTAATGAAAATCAGGGGCACAAAAACCCCTGACTTTCTTCAAAATTAATAAAGGAATCAAAAAATGACGATCTCCATCCTCCCAACATTTAATGACATTCCGCTTGGTGAACAAGACGGAGTATCGCCGTTTAATCTCACTAACATCCTTGTGGCGAATGTCCCGCAGCTTCTCACGGTTCCGACAGATCAAAACGGCATGACCGCAAAACATGCTCTGTTTAGCTGCTCAAAGACTACAGCGGCAGATTTTTTTGTGCAGACATACACAACAACAGCACAAACAGCAGACGTTGGTTATGACGATACTTTTGCAGAATGGTCTACTAATGGCACGTTTACGACAGATACAGCTTGGACAAAAGGCGCTGGCTGGACAATCGCCGCAGGTGTAGCAACCGCTACTGGCGCTATTAGCACAGCTATATCCCAGACAACGCCCATTGTTCTGGTTTCAGGTAACACCTATACCGTCACATATACCGTCACGCAAAGCGCTGGATCCATTGCCGTATCTCTTGGGGGGGGTACTCCAGGCACTTCCCGCAGCACGAGTGCAACATTCATTGAAACTATCGTCGCAGGAAGCACACAGATACTTGCTTTCACTGGAACTGGTTTCACTGGCACAATTGATAACGTTAGTGTATCTGGTCATACGCTGGGGGCTGGCTGGACAACTGCCTCAAATGTAGCAACGGCAGCTGGTGCAATCAGCACGGCTATTTCGAACAATGCCGCCATTGCGTTGGTATCTGGTGCATCCTACCTTGTAACCTTTACTATTACGCGATCTGCTGGCTCTCTTGCTGTTACGCTTGGTGGCGGTTCTGCCGGTACTGGCGCTGCATTGACTGGCACTTATAATCAGATCATCACAGCAGGTAGTACGCAGGTTATCGCCCTCACCGGAACTGGTTTCACTGGAACTATCACGGCTTTTGCAGTCCGCCCATGTATTGCGCTGCCATCCGTGACTAACACGACAGGCACCGGCGCAGCACTTAACCCAACTGGGTTACTTCTAAACAGAAACGTTGTTGCTATTGATATAGTATCTGCAGGTACGCCAACCGTTGTCACAAGTTTCTATAAATGACAACCGCACAGGATATCGTCAACGGAGCCATCAAGAAAATTGGTGTGCTGCGTAAAAACGAATCTCCCACTGCAGATGAAAGCGTTGATGCGCTTAATGTACTGAATGATCTGTTGGCATCTTGGTCAAACGATAGCTTGCTTTGCTATGCAACCATTACAGATGCCGCAATGCCAATCAGCCCCGCTGCTTCATATTTAATTGGTGTCGGTCAAACATTAAATACGGTTCGTCCGATGTGGATTAAGGCTGCTAATACAACCATTGGCGGTTTAGATTACGCCATGCAAATAGTACCTGAGGAGGAATTCCAGCTTCAGATCATTCAGAAAAACGTCACAAGCAATATCCCGCTTTATCTGACCTATAACAATGCATACCCATATGGAACAATCAAGCTTTGGCCGCAAGTATCACCAAATAGCACATTGACTCTGATGAGCGAAAAACTCATTGCATCGTTTACGTCACTCACTTCTATCTTCGATATGCCGCCCGGTTGGTCACACGCTTTAAAGCTTAACTTGGCCACACACCTTTATTCAGATTATAACCTCCCTCCTGATGCCCTTGTTGTCCAACACGCCAAAGAGGCAAAGGGCGCATTAAAAAAGCAAACCATCAAGGCTCACCCAATAACTTTTGATGGTGGCCTGCAGCGCAGATACTCAATTTTGAGTGGAACTGAAGTATGAAGCAGATACCATTGACGCAGGGAAAATTTGCCATTGTTGATGATAATGATTTCGAATATTTGAGTCAGTGGAAATGGTCTTATCTTTCTTGCTCCAATGGAGGATACGCAAGACGCGTAATATACGTTGGTAAAATTGATGGGAAAAATAAACAAGAATGCATACTAATGCACAGAGTTATTAACAATACTCCAGACGGTTTTCAGACTGATCATATAAACGAGAATAAACTTGACAACAGGCGTGAAAATTTAAGAACCGCCACTTGCTCACAAAACCAGATGAACAAGGGAAAACAAAAAAATAACACCTCTGGAACTCGCGGAATTGGGTGGCATAAATCAGTTAAGGCGTGGGCTGCCAATATAGGCATAGGTGGAAAGTCCACACATATCGGATATTTCAATACGAAGAAAGATGCAGAAATAGCATATAAAAATGTTGCTCAATTTCTCTATGGGGAATTTGCTTCGGGAGGTGCGTCATAAAGATTGGACTCGTCGGCCCGTCTTATCAGGACAGATCACTACCATTCGACGCGCAGAGGACTATCAACCTTTATCCGGTTATGGATGAAACGCAAGAAGGCAAGGAAATCGCGGCCTTGCAGGGAACTCCCGGCCTTAAAAACTTCGTCACTTGCGGTGCTGGCCCCAATCGTGGTGGGTTCGAAGCCACAAATGGGCGTGCTTTCGTTGTGTCTGGAAATACTCTTTATGAGATATTTACCAACGGTACGAGCGCGGCATGGGGAACGTTAACCAGTGGGTCATCAACCGTAACCATGGATGAAAATGGGCTGCAGCTAGGAATCTGTGACGGGGCTTCTGTCTGGATGTTCACATATGCCACTAATGCTTTCGTCCTAGTTACTAGCAATATACCCGTTGCCGGAACCATTAGCTTCATTGACGGATATTTTGTGGTAACAAAGGTTAACAGTTCTCAATTTAATATCTCGGCGCCATATGATGGAACAACATGGGCGGCTTTGGATTTTGCAAGCAAGGAATCAAGTCCAGATTATTTAAGCACAACTGTTAATGCTTTTGGTCAGCTTGTTTTGCTTGGTCAGCAGACAATGGAAGTCTGGACGAATACAGGAAATAATAATTTTCCTTTTCAGCGCATATCTGGCGCAAAGATCAAGCAAGGTTGCGTTGCGCCATATTCCGCCATATCGATGGACAATTCTGTCTTGTGGGTTGGTCGTGATAATCGTGGCGCGGGCGTTGTCTATCGCCTTGATGGATTTGTCCCGACACGCATTTCTACGCATGCTATTGAATACCTCTTGCAACAAGTGGCTGACCTGACTGTTTTGCGTGCTTATACCTACCAGCAAGACGGTCACACGTTCTATGTCCTTACTGGCGCAGGAATGAAAACAACGCTTGTTTACGACATTTCAACGAAGCTTTGGCATGAACGGGCTTTCCTCAATGCAAGCGGTCAGTTCGAGCGTCATCTAGGCGTGTTCTGCATATACGCTTTTGGAAAGCAGCTTGTCGGTGATCGCAATAACGGCAATATCTATGATATGTCTCTAAATTATTTCGATGATAATGGAAGCCCATTAAAGGCGCAACGTACATTTACGCATATCTGCAATGAAGGAAAGCCATTGCGCGCTGCAACGCTAGAAATTGATTTTGAATCTGGTGTGGGTACGCAAACAGGTCAGGGGCAAAACCCAGTTTGCACGCTGGAAATCAGTAATGATTTCGCGCAAACGTGGAGTCCAGAATATCCGTCAACGATTGGTGCGGTTGGCATCTATCTCTGGCGCGCGGTTTGGAGAAAGCTTGGTTTTGGGTATTCATTCACGTTCAGGGTTTCGATCACAGACCCTGTAAAGCGCAGTATCTGCGGAGCATATTTGAACTAATGTCAACCTTAACCCCGCCGCCGTTATATCACCCGATTGTTGATAAAAATGGAGTTGTAACGTCACCGTGGATTGTTTATTTCGGCGGTCTTTCATCTGGTGACCAAGGAGCTAAATGGACGCCATCATTTCAGAACCTGACAGCGGTTGGCGGCACACCGACATTCTCAGGCCTGTATTACAAAATTGGCTCTCTGCTGACTTATTTTACCGCTATCGTGACGCCCGTAACAAATACCTCGGCAACTGCAGGTACGACTTATATAAACAATTTCCCTGCCATTATTTCCGCTGACGGGGCTTGTGATGCTGTTTATGGCTCTGTTGGATTAGGTAATGGAATTGTGCAAGCCAGCAGCAGCAGAGTTTACCCGCCATCTTGGACAACTATTGCCGTACCAGTGACCATCTGCGGATTTATTCAATCGTCATGATTTCATGGGAATTTGTTCCGGCTCATGCACTTATTGAAGAATTAAAACCAGTCATCGATCGTCATCATTCAGAAGTCGCTGAAGATAATGAACCTTTGAACATTGATTGGGATTTATACGATAAAGCAAGCCGTGCAGGAATGGCAGTTGCTATCACGGCGCGTGATGGCGGCAAACTTGTCGGCTACATCATTTTCACGGTTTCGCGCAATTTGCGCCACATGCATCTGATAGAAGCCACAAGCTCCGGCTGGTATGTCGAGCCTGAATATAGAGGTCGCATAGGTTCTCTGATTATTAAAAAGTCCCGCGAGTTCCTTAAAACCGCAGGCGTTAACAAAACAAAATTCATTCTAGGCGGCAAAGCGGCGCTGTTGCTTGAGCGTCTAGGATATTCATCAAAACATCAAGTGTGGGAGTTAGATAATGGGAAGTAGCGCAGGTCAGATTCTTAGTGTAGCAGCGCCGATTGCGCTTAGTTTCGTCGCGCCGGGACTCGGAACGATGGTGGGAACAGCCCTTGATAGCGCTGCGGGTTTTGGCCTTGGTGCAGAAGGTATTGGGGCATTGGGGGGCGCGGTGGTTGGCGCTGGGGTTGGCGCTGGTACGGCGGCATTAACTGGCGGTAATGTATTAAAGGGTGCTGCATTAGGCGGCATACCGGGGGCTGCTAGTGGCTATATTCAGGGCGCTGGCGGTCTTTCAAATGCCCTTGGAATAGGTTCATCAAATATCGACGCAGCTGGAAATGCAGTTGGCACAGCGGCAGATGTAGGATCAACTGGCGTTGACACGCTAGGAACCGCAGCAGGAAATGGCGGTATGCTAACTTCTGGATTCTCTGGCGCATTGGGTTCAGCGGCTCCTACAGCATCAGGTATTAGCAGTTACATCCCATCGGTTCTTGGGGGTTCTGGTGCGAACCCAGGCCTCGGCTCAATCCTTGGTGCAGGAGCAAACCTCTATAGCGGCATACAAGGCACAGCTGCAGCTAAAGCCAATACAGCCGCAATGCAAGATGCAAACAATAACGCCTTGGCCCTGCAAGCCAAAAACTACAACGCAACAACTGCAAATCTTTCGCCATATCTCGACACTGGCAATAAAGCAAACGCGCAGCTTCAAACAGATCTTGGCATAGGCGCAAACACTGGAGCTGCTGGCTATGGCTCATTGACAGCGCCATTCACGGCATCAGACCTTGAAAACACCCCGGGCTATCAGTTTCAGTTGCAGCAAGGAACACAAGCCCTACAAAGGCAAAACGCTGCCTCTGGTGATGAGTTCTCTGGCGCAGCCATTAAAGAAGGCCAACAATTCGCGCAAGGCCTAGCAGACAGCACCTATAACACAGCCTATCAGCAGTATCTGCAAAATAACCAGCAACAATACGGTATGTTATCCGGTGCTGCTGGTTCAGGTCAAAATGCAGCAACCAATCAGGGTGGTTTCGCAGCTGGCCTCAGCAACCTTGGTACATCAACATTGCAAAACACTGGAAACATCACAGCAGCCGGCAACAATGCGGGGAATACCGCTATCAATAACAGCCTCGCAGGCGCTTTATATGGGGGAGTTGGTGGGGCGACTGGCATCGGTGGTGCTCTGGGTAGCTCGTATGGAAGCAATTCTGGTGCAATGACCCCGCTTGCAGGTGGTGGCTACTCAATGAATGGAATGATCTATAACGCACAGGGAGTGAGAATACAGTAATGGCAAAAGGTTTCGCGGGTGCATTAGGTGCACCACAACAGACAGCGGCTCAAGGAAATCCACAGCAAGCCATGCAGCAACTTACGCAGATGCTGCATATGGTTTCTGGAATCCACAATGAGGCAACATATCAGGCCGCTAAACAGCAGTTTGCACAGGCTGGCGGCGATCCTAAGACGCTCAGCCCACATTACAAAAAGCTTGAGGTTGATAACTTCAAGAAGGTGCTAATTAAAGGCATACAGCACCTCTCTGGGGGCGCTCAACAGCAGCCGCAGGGTATGCAGCCCCCACAGGCGCAACCACCCCAGCAATCATCTGCACCCGCACCACAGGAGTGCTAAAACATGGCAGGCCCAGATCTTAGCTTAATCACAAATGCGCCTAATCTGACTGATAGGATTATGCAACAGCAAGCCGCTAGTTCACAGTTGGCTGGTTCGCAGATTGACGTAAAGACGAAACAGAATATATATGCCACTCAGGTATTGAGTGCGGCAGCTTCAACCGGAGATCAGGGCGCGTATGATAAGGGCAAACAGCTTCTGGCATCTCAGGGAATTGATGTCTCTGGATGGGCGCCGGACGTAGCTTCTGGGATGCAACAAGCGCAAGCTGCAAGGCTTTCGCAATCTCCGCTTGGCTCACTATTGAACGCTTCATCCAAAATGGATGCAAATTCAAACGCGGCGGCTCTTGCTGGCGGCACGGTTCCGGCAGACCCAAATGCACAAGCTCATGCACTTTTACGTGGGGGTATAACGCAACAGTATGGGCCAGCA